TGGAGTGATCAGTGGGCCTCTTTTCCCGCGACTACGATGGCCGGCACGCACCCTGCGCCGGAACTCGGCGAGCATGGCCAGGTCGAACTCGATCTCCCGGCGGTCGATGTCCTCAGGGTCAAAGGCGCCTCCGACCCATTCCAGCAAGAACGCATGTTCGGGATGTTTCGGGTCGGCGATCGCATCGAGAAGTTCATGAACCCGGGCAGACCGCCCACATCTTCGGGCGGTGCGCGGCGTCCGCCCTCGACGAACACCGGATAATCTTTGTCTGGATCACCGTCGCGGACGTGCTCCACACGGATGCTGTGCCGCCAGTCGTCACCGAAATCGTAGACATAGGTGAATTGGTCGATTCCCCGATCCATCACCTGATTCAGCCGGGTTCCCTTGGCCTTGTAGACCCGGCCGGACGCGCTCTCCAATCCGGGGAGCGGGTCGCCATAGGCGCGGTCGCCCACGCGAAACTCGTAGAGATGCGCATGGTCCCACCGCATCACGGCCTGAAGGATGTCGTGCAATGTCGACAGGGTGATCGCAGCCGCCACGTCAACCCGCCGCCAGATACGCGGGGTGATGTCCTCGAGTTCGATCATCAGACGGGCGACGGGCTCCGACATGGGTCCTCCGGGCGGCAGCTTTGTCCCAACCATAGAAGGCGCGCGTGATGCCGACAATTACCGACCTGCGCAGCCGCCGCGACGCGCTCTCGGCGCAGCGCTCCTCCGGCGTGGCGCGGGTCAGCTATGACGGCAAGACCGTCGAGTATCGCAGCGTGGTCGAGATCGACCGCGCCATCGAGGCGCTGGACCGCGAGATCGCCGCGGCCGAGGGCCGGCGGATCGTGCGGCAGCTGCGTGTGACGTCGACGAAGGGGCTGTGATCCATGGGGCTGTTCGACCGGTTCCGCCGCCAGCCCGCCGGCGGCCCTGCGGGCATGCGTGCGCGCCTCGAAGGGGCGATGTCCCGGCGCCGGTTGCGCGGCTGGAACCCGCCGCTGGAGAACGTCAACGCGCTCGTCGCCTCGGGCGGCCCAAAGCTGCTGGCGCGGGCGCGCGAACTGGTGGTCACCAACGGCTATGCCGCCAATGCCTGCGAGGCCTTCGCCGCCAATCTCGTCGGCGACGGCATCAAGCCGTCTTCGCTGATCGACGACGCGGAGCTTCGGGACCAGGTCCAGCGGCTCTGGCTCGCCTGGACCGACGAGGCGGACGCGGACGGGCTGACGGACTTTTACGGCCTTCAGGCCATGGTCGCGCGAGAGATGTTCGTCGCGGGCGAGTGTTTCGTGCGGCTGCGCCCACGTCGCACCGAGGACGGTCTGCTCGTGCCGCTGCAACTGCAGCTCCTGCAATCCGAGATGCTGCCCTTCGAGAAGACCGAGACGGCAGCCAACGGCAACCGCATCCGCTGCGGGATCGAGTTCGACGCCATCGGCAGGCGGGTGGCCTATCACTTCCGCCGCAGCCATCCGGGCGACAGCACGGACCGGCGCGTGGCGGTGCCGGAGACGGTGCGTGTGCCGGCGGCTGACGTCCTTCACGTCTATCGCCCGCTCGATGCCGGGCAGATCCGCGGCCTGCCGCATGTCGCGCCCGCCATGGTGCGGCTTTTCCTGCTGGACCAGTACGACGACGCCGAGCTCGACCGGAAGAAGACCGCGGCGATGTTCGCGGGCTTCATCACCAAGACGGCGCCCGAAGAGCCTATGATAGGCACGGAGGAGGCCGACCCCGACGGCGCGGCCATCGCCAGCCTCGAGCCGGGGACGCTGCAGGTCCTGCTGCCGGGCGAGGACGTGAAGTTCTCGTCACCGGCGGATGTGGGCAGCAGCTACGAGGCGTTCCAGTACCGCACGCTGCTCGGCGTCTCGGCCTCGCTGGGGCTGCCGTATCACCTGGTCACCGGTGACGTGCGCCAGGCCAACTATTCGAGCTTGAGGGCCGAGCTCGTCGAGTTCCGGCGTCGCGTGCAGCAGCTCCAGCACGGGGTGATCGCGCATCAGCTCTGCCGCCCGGTCTGGGCGCGCTGGCTGGAAACGGCGCGGCTGGCAGGCCGGCTGGATCTGCCCGACCCGGCCGTCGCCCAAATGGTGCAGTGGATCCCGCCCCGCTGGGACTGGGTCGATCCGCTGAAGGACATCCAGGCGCAGGTGCTGGCGATGGAGGCGGGCATCACCTCGCGGCGCAAGGTGGTGGAGGCCACCGGCTACGATGTCGAGGAGGTCGACCGCGAGAACGCGACGGACACGGCGCGCGCCGAGGGGCTCGGCCTGCGCTACCGCACCAGCCCCGGCGAGACGCAGGGCGCGCGGGCGACGCCGGCAACGCGGCCCGATCCGGGCGATGGGTCGGCAGATGACAGCGGTGACGACATCGATGCGGCCGCGACCGACCGCGCCACCAATCAGGAGTGACATCATGAACAGCTGGTACACGATCCGCGCCCGCGACGGCGGCGCGGAGGTGCTGATCTATGACGAGATCGGCGCCTATGGCGTCTCGGCCAAGGGCTTCCTCGCCGAACTCGGCGCGCTGCCGGACGAGACCGCGATCGATCTGCGGCTGAACAGCCCCGGCGGCTCGGTCTTCGACGCGGTCGCGATCCACAACGCGCTGAGCCGCCACGCCGGCAGCGTCACCGTCTGGATCGACGGGATCGCGGCCTCGGCCGCCAGCTACATCGCGATGGCGGGCGACGAGATCGTCATGCCCGAGAATGCCTTCCTGATGATCCACGATCCCTCCGGCCTCGTCATGGGCACGGCGGCGGACATGCGCGAGATGGCCGGGACGCTGGACAAGATCGCGGCCGGCATGCTGCGCGGCTACGCCGCCCGCTCGGGCAGGCCCGAGGAGGAGATCGCCGGGCTGATGGCCGCCGAGACCTGGCTCACAGCGGCCGAGGCGCTGGAGGCAGGTCTCGCCACGCGCCTGGCCGAGCCGGTGCGCATCGCCGCGCGCTTCGATATCGCCCGGTTCCGCAACGCGCCGCCAGCGCTGGTGGACGCGGTCGAGACCCCAGATCCGGAATACGCCAAGACGGAAACCGACATCGTTGACGACGCCAACGATGTCGCGTCGGTCCCCGATCCCGCGCCGCAGCCCGTGGCCGACGATCCGGACGGCCCCATGGCAGACGCCAGCACGGCTCCGAACGCCACCGCCATCCGCGCCGAGGCCATCGCCCATGCCCGGGCCGTGGTCGATCTCTGCCGCCTCGCGGGTCAGCCGCAGATGGCCGGGCGCTTCCTCGAGGAGGACGCCAGCCTCGACGCGGTGCGCAGCAGCTTGCTGGACACGAAGGCCGAGGCCGCGCCGGAGATCACGCCCCATCACCCGCAACCCGGCCGCAGCGCCACGACCCGTCCCTGGGGCGACGTGATCGCCCGCACCTTCAAGCTCAAAGGATAGGCTCCCATGACCACGCTTTCTGAGTCCACCCACCCCGGCGGCTTCCTCGTCTGGGAAGCCCATCGCGACTACACCCGAGAGACCGTCACCGTTGCGTCCGGCACGCTCTCACCCGGCACCGTGCTGGGTCAGATCACCGCCTCGGGCAAATACGCCGCCCACGACCCCGACGCCACCGACGGGACAGAGACCGCCGTCGCCGTGCTCTGGGGCAAGGCGGACGCCAGCGGCGGCGATGCACCGGCCGTGGCGGTGGTCCGCGGCCCCGCCATCGTCAACCGGCATGATCTCGTCTTCGCGGGCACGCCCAGCGATCCCGAGGTCGCCGCCGCCCACGCCGCGCTCTTCGCCGCGGGCATCATCGTCCGCTGATCCGAAACCGACAGGAGGCATCAACATGGCCACCATGGACATCTTCGAAGGCGATGCCTTCACCATCGTCGAACTCACCCGCGCGCTCGAGAATATCCCCTACAAGCCCGCCATCCTGTCGGGCGCGGACCTCTTCGGCGCCCGCGGTGTGCGCAGCCGCACCGTGATGATCGAGAGCCGCGACGGCACGCTGTCGCTGATCCCGTTCTCCGAGCGTGGCTCTGCCTACGAGAGCCAGACGCCTGAACGCCGCGAGATGCGGGCGTTTGTTTGCCGGCAGTTCAAGAAGCAGGACGTGCTCTGGGCCTCGGAGATCCAGGCGATCCGCGACTTCGGCTCGGAAACCGCGGTGCAGCAGGTGCAGGCCGAGGTCGCCCGCAAGCTGGGCCGCCTGCGCAACGACGCCGAGGCCACGTTCGAGTTCCACCTCTTCAACGGCATCCAGGGCGTGGTGAAGGACCCCAGGGACGGCGCCACGGTGATCGATTACCACGCCGAGTTCGGCATCACCCCGGCCACGGAGGTCGACTTCGACCTCGACAACACCTCCCCCGCCTCGGGCGCGCTGCGCAAGCGTTGCCAGGCGCTGATCGAGAGCGTCGAGGATTCTCTGGGCGGGCTCGCCGCCGGCCAGGTGCAGCTCCGTGCCGAATGCGGCTCGGCCTTCTTCGCCGATCTGGTTGCCCACAAGGAGGTGCGCGAGACCTATCTCAACACCGCGGCGGCCGCCGATCTGCGCGGCCGCGTGGGCGAGGAGGTCAGCTTCGGCGGGATCACCTTCCGCCGGTATCGCGGCGGGCTGGGCTTCGGCGTGCCCACCGACAAGGCGTATTTCTACCCCGAGGGCGTCGAAGGCCTGTTCGAGATCTACTACGCGCCTGCGGACACCTTCGAGACGGTCAACACCGTCGGCCTGCCGCTCTATGCCCGCATGATCCCGGACCGGGACCGCGACGAATGGGTGCGGCTCGAGATCGAGAGCAACCCGCTGCCGATCTGCACCCGACCGCAGGTCCTGCGCAGCGCGCGGCGGACCTGATGACGGCGGCTGCGATGGCGCTCGACGCGCTCTTCGCCGACGACAACATCGCCCGCGAGGCCGTCTACACGCCCGAGGGTGGAACGCCTGTCCTCGTCCGGGTGGTGACCCGCCGGGCGGACGAGACCACGGGCTTCGGCGACGCGCGCCTCTGGTCGGAGACCACGCGCGTGGATCTGCGCGTAGCCGAGGTTCCGACCCCGCGCCCCGGCGACCGCATCGAGATCGACGGCGAGGCCTTCCTGATCCAGGGCGAGCCGGTCCGCGACCGCGAGCGGCTCGTCTGGACCGTGGATCTGAGGCCGACATGAAGCTGAAACTCGACGTCACGCCCGACCTCGCTTCGTTGATGGCCGCCGAGATCAAGGCGGCTTGAGGATCGGAAGCTCTGGTTCTTTTGCACTATTGATGATTACAGCCGCACGACTTTCCTTTGCGCCCACGATGGCTTGGGCGGGTGTTTTGAAAAATGCTTGTTAGATGTTTCATCCCGGATGATCACATAAGCCCTCGGCGGTCTGCCCTTTTCACGGCAAGATCGGTTCTGAGGGACGTTCGAGACGGGGTGCGACCATGCTGATCCATCTTCACGATCGAATCGAGCGGGCCAGATTTCGGCCTATGACGGCTGTCAGCCCCTTTGCGGACGTTCCTCTCGACGTCAATCTTGGCGAGACGAACGAATAGAGCGGATGGAAAAGCGGACCAATGCAGGCGCAGCATGGACCATGTGGTTTTTCGGGATTGCTGTCTTTTGTTGTTGCGATTGCCAGGCTCGCTGCCTTGACTACTTTTTGTGTTCCCCAATGCTGCTTAACGTTGGGACAGCGCGAACTTGGTCCGGGACGTTACGCGCGGGCGGCATCCGGCAGGAGGGCGACGAAAGCGTCATACTGCGCGAGGTGCACCTCGCCGGTCAGTTGCGACAGGAAATGCGCGCGGCGCAAGCGGTCCATGACCGGGCCCTTCACCTCCGACAGGTGCAGGCGCACGCCCATCTCGTCCAGCCGTGTGTTGATCGTCTCCAGCGTCTCGACGGCGCTGAGGTCGATCTCGTTGATCGCCGCGCACATCAGCACCACGTCGCGGACCGGGCCGCCGGCCTGCACGCGGTCAAAGATGTGATCCTCGACGAAGCGGGCATTGGCGAAATAGAGGCTCTGATCCGGACGAAAGGTCACGACGGCCGGGTCGGTGATCACGTCGTGGCGCAGGATGTTGCGGAAATGCTGGGTGCCGGGGACCAGCCCGACCTCGGCGATATGCGGCCTGGAACTGCGATAAAGATGCAGCCCCACCGACAGGATCACGCCCGCCGACACGCCGACCTCGACCCCGAAGCCCAGTGTCAGCACGATGGTGGCCGCGACGGCGGCGAAATCGGCCCTGGAATAGATCCAGGCGCGGCGCAGGATGGCGAAATCCACCAGCCCCAGCACCGCGACGATGATCGTCGCCGCCAGCGTGGCGATCGGCAGGTCGTGAATGAGCGGGGTGAGATACATCGCCGCCACCGCCAGCCCGAGGGCGGTGAACGCGCCCGCCGCCGGGGTCACCGCGCCCGCGTCGAAATTCACGACCGAGCGCGCGAAGCCCCCGGTCACCGGGTAGCCGCCGGTGAAGGCCGCGCCGATATTGGCCGCGCCCAGCCCGATCAGTTCCTGATCGGGGTCGACGCGTTGCCGGCGTTTCGCGGCCAGTGTCTGCGCGACGGACATGGATTCGACGAAGCCGATGATCGAGATCAGCAGCGCGGGCATGAAGAGCTGTCCGATCAGGTCGGGCGAGAACGACGGCAGGGTGAAGGGCGGCAGACCCTGCGGGGACGACGCCGACCACGGCGACTCCCCGCGCATCGAGCTCCAGCGACCAGACCGCCAGCCGTGGTGACCGCGACGGCGGCGACAGGCCCGGCCTTGGGTGAGGATATCGGCGGCGCGCGG